GGTCCTGCGTGGCGAGTGCCTCGATGGCGTCCAGCACGTCTTGCACAGTATGCGCCACCGGAAACAGAGATACGCCCTCGTTGCCTTGCAACGATGCCGTGCCGTCTTCGGTCCGGATGAAGACAGGATTCGGGAACATCGCCGCCAGCGTTGTCTTGCCCATGCCGCCCTCGCCAAACAGCGTGATGATGATGGGCCGCTGCCCAGTTGGCTTGCTCAATTGTGATAGATCAATCATTTTTTCAACTTCCATCCTTCAAAAATTACTGCGCCACTCAAGTATGCATCACGCAAGTTTGCATCAATAAAGTTTGCGCCAATCAAGTTTGCACAAAGCAAGTCTGCACAACGCAAGTTTGCGCCACTCAAGTTTGAATAACTCAAATCTGCATCACTCAAGTTTGCATCACGCAAGTTTGCATCAATCAAGTTTGCGCCAATCAAGTTTGCACCACTCAAGTCTGCTCCACTCAATTTTGCACCACTCAAGTCTGCTCCACTCAATTTTGCACCACTCAATTTTGCATTACTCAATTTTGCACCACTTAATTTTGCACCACTAAAGTCTGCTCCACTCAAGTATGCATTACTCAAGTCTGCGCCACTCAAGTTTGCGTAACGCAAGTATGCACCACTCAAGTCTGCTCCACTCAATTTTGCACCACTCAAGTCTGCACATTTTCCACCGTCTTTTTTTGCAAGAAAAAGCGCGTGCTTTTCTAAGATTTCTTTGAAATCAATCATTTCAATTCCTCCAAATAATCCCGTTCTTCCAGCGCAATCTTGATCGCGACATTTATTGCGCCGACGATTGCCTGCGCCTCTTCAATCGTGAAGTTCTCCAAGGGCGGCTGATGCTTTTTGTTGCAGTCAGCCGTGGCCATTGCCAGCCCTCCGTTACCTTCGCCAGCCTCGATGATGAAGTCCGGCCCGTCTTCTGTTTGGATGCGGATAATCATTTCAATTCCTCCACCTTCACGGAAATCTTGCCCGGCTTTGTTGTGAACGCCTCGGCGACCATGCCCCAAAGAACTGGCTCGTTGTTGGCAAGGTATTTCATGCCAGCGGGATCTGCTTTGATTTCGGTTTTGACCGGGTGCATATCCAAGGGCAGCTTGTACTTTATGGCTTCCCAGATGTCGGCATTGACTGACCGATAGACCGGCTGGCCGACCGTCACTTTGAAGTTGTCAGTCTTGTGGGACTTTGTGCCTTCGTCCGGTACGTCAAAGGCTTGTGCGATTTCACGTTCAATCGCCAATCGCAGCTGCTGTGCTGCCGTTTCCGCGCTTTTGGCGTCAAGCCAATCCGCGCAAAGTGTTTCCACGTTGCTACTCATTTTAGTCTCTCCTTTTTCTAACTTCATCACCATACTTTTGTGTTGCAGGCATTGCAACACCAAATTGGTGGGATTGGTGATTATTCTTCATCGCCTTCCATCATCATCCGGTGAATGATCGACGGACGCCCTTTTCCAACCGGCTTCACGACCAGCTTTTCAATGGGGAAGTCTTCCATCACCATGGCCAGCAGCCCGTCGCGTTCGTGCTTCTTCAGGTTGCCCAAGCGCGGCACCAGCTTGATCAGCTCGGCCATCTTCAGGCCAGCAGATCCGGATGCTATGATCGAGGCCGCCACCTTCTTGCGCAGCCCATCCGTATCGCCCTCGAACATGTTGTTTTTGAGCAGGTTGATTGACGCTTGGCTGTAATAGTCGACGTAATCAATCGCCCAGCGCGCCGCGTGGGTGCTGATCTCGGTATCCCCAAGGCTGCCCGCGACGATTAAAGACAGGCGCATGGCTATCTCGCGCGACCGGTTCATCATGGAGTTTACGATTTCGGACTTTTCGTTTTCCATACGACCGATAATAATATCTTCATAGTCTGAAAACATTTCGTAAGCCGCCGCGCTAAAGGGTATCAACACCGGCTCCGGCGGAAATTCCGGACCCTGATCCTGCAAAATGTTTTCTGCCGCCGGGCTTGCCATAGCCTTCGCTCATGCGATCACCTTGGCGGGCGGGTCGATCATGGCTGGCTTTCGGCTTTTCTGGTATCCGGTCAGGCTCTCGACGATCAAGAACCGGTTGAGCAGGCCGGACGCCGCGTCCTTTGATCCGATTGCGTCGTAGAATGTTTCCGGCGTGGTCATGCCAAGCACCGTCATCGAGGGCGACGATATCTTGATCTTGATTGCCTTGCGCTGGGCGTCATTCATTGCGGCTGTGGAATAGCCTCGGTTGCTGATCGTGCCGGTCTGCCTCCCAAATGCCTCCATCATCATGCTGATGCTCTGTCGCATGTTGACAGATCCGGATGATCCGGCAGCCGCCAAATAGTTGCCGAACTCATCAATCGTGGCGATGTGGCACGGCGCTTCTTTCAAAGCCGACAGCACGCCGCCCTCTGACGTGTATCCGGCAGGCCCGCGCAGGTGGTCCAGATCGCAGTGGTCGAGCAGCCTCGATACGACCTTGTTTGCCTGTTCCTTGCCGGTGCCAGTCTTGGCCACGTTCAGAAAGAACAGGCTGCTCATGTTGTCGCTGTCGGTGATGTACCTCCGCCCCATGATGACAGACCCGAATGCCAGCGCGGCCTGAACGTCAAATTGCGGTTGCAGCTTGATCGAGGTTTTGGAGCTGTACGTCGCGACATCGTTCAGGACGCCGGGGATGGTCAGCAGGTGAGACGGTATCGCGCTGGTTTTTGGTCCGGAGACCTTGCCCCGCCCCATGATCGTTGCCGCAACGCTTGCGCCGTGCCGCATCATCGCGCGATCTTCGTCGCTTGGGCCGACCGGCAGGGAATCCATGCTGAGAGCCTCTGCGGCGGCCTTCACGGCACCCCCTACGTTTCCGAGGTGTTCGTACTGGCAAAAGACCTCGAAGGCGTCGAATGCGTGCGCAGGATCAAACGGGTCGGACGCGTGGTGGCTGTACGCCCGCCCATCGTCGAAGATCACAACGCCGGGGATGTTGGACGACGACGACGGCGACAGCCAGCGGTTGCCGAATTGCTTGTATCCGACCCGCGTCAGCACGTCGCCCATCGGGTTCGCGGCGTTGTACGCCTCGATCACGGAGCTGTCGCGGTTCTCAACCCGGCGGCGCTTTGGTGGCGGCTTGAACTCTTCCGCCCGCTTCCAAGGGCATAGGTCCGCCATCTGGGGCCGGAACCGGTCCCATTCCGTCCAGATCGTGAGCAGCTGCGGCGGGATCGGCCCGATGTCGGTGAATGGAACTCCCGCCCAGGTGTAAGGCTGGCCCGTGTCGGGATGGATGGACGGCGGCAGCACGTCTTGAACAGATCCGGCCCTAAGCTCGAACACCACGTCGCGCAGGCGGGGGTCGTCCTCCCGTGGCCAGCTGATCTTGCGCGTGGATAGGGCAAAGGTTTCGGGGGCAGTGAACAGAACCTTACCCCGCTCCGGACGCCCGACGATGCGAGGGGCCGTGGCGAGGATGGCGTCGAGGTCGATGTTCAGCGCCTCGAAGATGGTGCGCGTGTTCAGCATGTGGTCGATGTCCAGCGCAACGGTGTTGGACTTGCTGTGAAGCAGCCCGATGTTGTGCGTGGGGTGGCTTTCCCAGAAGCTCGACGGCGTCGGGTTCGTTTGCCAGCTGAAAGTTTGGGGCGCTTTGGACCCCGCCGGTATCGCAACAAGGCTCCAACCGATGGCGTCATATTGCTTTGCAAAGTCGTGAGTGTTTGGTACAGTATCAGGCATTGGAACCTTGATCCTCCCTTATTGGTTTCAATCATCGCCTCGGACTGTTGACGCAGTGCCGGGGCTTTTTTGTGCCTAAGACATACGGCCCCGTCGGGGCATGTTGCAAGAACAAAGTTCGGCGGAATTTAACGAATGTGGACTATTTTTTAATGGGCGCGGATTTCGGAAGTGCGGAAAGCATTAAAATTTAATGGCCGTCAAAAGAATATGGAGAATCCAGCAGGCCCAATGAAACAAGGGTCTCTCTCTATAATATACAAAAAAATTCTTCTTTCGTTATTATAGAGTAGGGGGGTTCCTTGGGGGTGTTGGGGGGGAGGGGGCTTAGGGGGTTTGGAAAATTATGAAATAAGTCATTGCAACACAATCGGGGTTCGGGTAGGTGTGTTGCATGGTTTAGAAGTTTTGGAGAACACGAAATGAGAATCAGAGACCTTGTGATTGATGCCATCACGCTGCTGGCGATGTTCGCCGCGTTCTATGGCGGATCAGTTATCCTTTGGGCGATGTCCTGAAGCAGAGATTCCCGTTGTGGGAATAACGCGGCCACGGCGTGTCCAGTGGTTTCAAACGTCCGTGTGGGCTGTTTGTTTTATGTTGACCCCAGACCGCCCGTCGATCCGCGCCACCTCCACATGAGGGGATCGGCGGGCAAACAACAAAAGGAAAATGACAGATGATGATGATGATGAATTTGAAAGCAGCAGTCGCGGCAGTCGCAATCGTGGCAGCATCCGGCGCAGCCGCAGAGACTAAGCAGGAAACATGCACCACAATCGGGAAGCTCGCCGCGATCATTATGGAAAATCGGCAGGAAGGCGTGGACATGTCGAAGTTGATGGAGATTGCAGAAAGCGAAATCGTGCAGCGCATGGTGATCTTTGCATATGATACGCCGCGCTACTCCAGCGAAGACTATAAGCGGACGGCGGTTCAGGACTTTGCAAACGAGGCAATGGGTGTCTGCTACGGCTCGGATTGGTAATTGATATGACAAAGATGACAATGACACAGTTTGAGGATGCCTATCGCGAGGCGTGGTCACGCATGGCCAAGATCGAGGGGCATAAGCGCAAGCGTGAGCGCAATGAGGGCAAGAAGCCGTCGGGGATGGTGCCGGACGCAACACTTGAGCGGGCGGAGCAGTGCCTGAAGGTGCCGATGACGCGGAAGGATCTGGTGGTGTCGATGCACCTGTCGAATGATTATGCCAAGAAGGTCATCGCCGAATTGAAGAACCGGGATCTGATTGTGCTGTCGGGATATGTGCCGGTCAAAGGCTCGAATCGTCCGGCTGAGGTATGGGCCACGAAAGGCTATGAGACGGATGTTGTGTTGACGACGTATGAGCGGGTGCTTGCGGTCATCGGGGCGGAGCCGACAACGACAAAGGCGATGATGACCAAGACGGGTTTGACGAAGTATCAGATCATCCACCAAGTTCGTAAGATGTACCGCGAGGGAACCATCGACAAGCTCAACAAGGACAAGCCGGAAATTGGGCAGTTCGATCAATGGGTGTTGGTCCAATGATCCAGCCGCCAATCATCAACGAGTTGCAGTGGCGTGGTCTGTCGGTTCCGTACGGAGGGCACAGTCACATCAAGACGAAATGCCCGGCGTGTTCGGATCGACGCAAGAAGCGCGACGAACGATGTGCAAAGATAACTATTACATCCGACACCTCTGCTGATCTAAGGTGCTTTCATTGCAGGCACGAGGAGGAGATCAGGGCGTGACGCCAAGGAACGAACGTATTGCTTACCAGATCCACGCCATAGCGTCGGAGGCTGGCTGGAACATGACGCTCGATGAGGTAGCAGACGCCGTCGGAGAATCGAGGTATGTGGTCAGGGCAATCATACGACATAAGAAATGGTATG